CGACCAGTTGCGCGATATGGCTGATCATCAACGTTTAGCCGTTAGAGCGGCCTACAAATCATGGATAAACAAATTCGAGGTCGATCCCGCGTCTATTGATACATTGACGTACACCGATATTCTCGGTGATCCTGACGGTGCTGTTCTGGCCGCTCTTTGGGAGCGACTATCTTTGGAGGATGAATAATGGTGAACCAGATCATGAAGCCCCGCATCATAGAACGTGAAGCCAAAATGAGCGGCGTATGGTTCGGGTGCTCTGAATGCGGTGACGAGCTTTACGACATTGGCACTGACGAGGGTGGAAGTCACCTGGAGTGCGGGACGTGCGGTCACGAGTGGTATGAGGGTGAATACATTGATCCTACCGTGGTCGAGAAAGGACAGGATCATGGGGACTGATGTTTGTCCCGTATGCGGGAAAGGCGGGGGCGAGGCGGTTTTGTGCTTTCACTGCAACGGTTGTCCTGGCCATTGTAGATGCGATGGATCGGTGGAGATAGAGCGACAGGTGACTGGCCCGCCTTTGACGGCAGAGGAATGCGACGAAAGCGCGTATCAGCAGGAGCAAGCAGATGAACGCTCCAGACGGTAAAGGACCACGCCATGAACGAGGAAATTGAAACACCAGTGACCAAACGGCCAATGCTGCACCACTATTCACAGGGTATCGTGACTAAGGTTAAGTCCAGAGACGTTACCAAGCGAGGGTGCGGAGCATATAAGCCTAACGGTTTCTGGGTTTCTGTGGATGAGAAAGACGAGGATGGTAAGTCATACGGCTGGTCAGACTGGTGCAAGGATGAGGACTTCTTACTGGATCACCTGACAGTACGCCACCGCGTGCACCTTTTTCATGCTGAGCGTCTGCTTTGGATCACCAACGCCAACGACCTGGTTTGGTTCGACAAGACGTTTGGCAAAGATGGTTTGTATGGTCCAGACATCGACTGGCCGCTCTTGGCCGAGCAGTTCGCTGGCATTGTCATTGCACCCTATCAATGGTCACGGCGTTTTGACCTTCACTGGTATTACGGATGGGACTGCGCCAGTGGTGTTATCTGGGATGCGTCGATTGTTCGACACATTGCCGTAGTTCACGACGGACAAGATCAATGACTGAGCAGCAACAACATGCCCGGCTTACGCAGGAAATACTAATCCATTCAGCAACGTGGTGGATGACGGACGCCGAAAAGACTGCGTTTCTAACCAAGACAATTATCGCGGTTGCCGTTAGCGCCACTGACGCACGACAACAGGAGAGACTCGATGCCGGGAGTTAGATTTAGCGGCCCAAACAACAGCACAACATTTACGACTTGTTGCGGCTGCGCAATCATCGAAGAACGATGCTGCCCGCGTTGTGGCGAGGAAATCACGCCACTATCACCGAGAGCAAGGTTTGATGCTGCCTATGCACCATACCGACGCGCTGAACAGGAGACGACAAAATGAACGTGAAAGAAGCAGCGGCATTAACGCTGGATGAAATAGAGGGGCAGGTCGTCGCCGAGCGAAGGCCAAGCGGCAAGGGAGTGGAGCATGCTCGATGGATGCTGAACGGCATCCTATCTGGCTACGTCGAACAAGAAAAAGCGCATCGATGGCTCGGATACGCCCAGGGAATAATTGTCGGCAGTAACGCGGCAACACTGGATGAAATGAAGGCTGCGAACAAGCGCGCCTGACTACAACTGACAGGAGTACGAAATGATTTTATGTATTTACCACGGAAACTGCGCTGACGGATTTGGCTCCGCATGGGCCGTGCGGCACGCGCTAGGCGACAATGTAGAATTTCATGCGGGCGTACATCAAGACCCGCCCCCGGATGTTGCTGGGCGTGACGTCGTAATGGTGGATTTCAGCTACAAAGCTGACGTCCTACACGAAATGGGCCTGAAAGCGACCACCATTCTCATTCTCGACCACCATAAAACTGCGGCTGAGGACCTGTCGAAATACCCGCCGCCACTCGAAGGTGAATACAACCCGAATGCAATGTATGACTGGGCGAGAGACTGTAACGCACCGAATGCAATACATGCCCTGTTTGATATGGAGCGTAGCGGTGCTGGCATTACATGGGATTACTTTCACCCAGGTCAGCCACGTCCTCGGCTGATTGATCATATTGAGGATCGCGACCTTTGGCGATTTGCGCTGCCGGGTACGCGCCAGATTCAAGCGGCCGTCTTCAGTTATCCATACGACTTCGAAGTGTGGGATAAACTGATGGATTCTTTCGATGAGTTTGGTGGCACTCAACTCTTGCAAGAAGGCTCGGCAATTGAGCGCAAACACCACAAAGATATCGCCGAACTGGTTAAGGTTGTAACGATCAATATGACCATTGACGGCCATGTTGTGCCGATGGCTAACCTTCCCTACACGCTAACCAGCGATGCTGGACACCTACTTTGCGGCAATGACGGTCAGTTCGCTGGCTGTTATTGGGACACGCCAGAGGGTCGTGTATTCAGCCTGAGAAGCCGCAATGATGGGGCTGATGTTGGCGAGATTGCCAAGAAATACGGCGGCGGCGGCCACAAACATGCTTCAGGTTTTCGCATTCCATTTGATCAACTCGAACAGTTCGCTGCTTGAGTCCTACAACGACAAACGGAGACCTGATGGCTACGAGGATCATGCGAAAGATGCACGACCGGCCCGAACCTGGTCAGAGCATTGTTGTGTTTACCGACGATGATCGAGAATTGGAATGCACCGCGACCATGATGTGGATTGAAGATTGGGCGGGAATCATGATCTACCACAAACGCAAAGCGATCGACGAATCCAAGGCTGTTGGCTGGATGCCTGCCACTGATCCACGAAGACTGAAACCATGATCGAACTGCCTTGGCCACCGACCGTGAATCACTACTACACGGTATCGCGTAATCGAAAAATACTAAGCGCGCGCGGCAGAGCCTACAAAAATGAATGTTACTGGATAATGGTAGAAGCGAAGACCACAAAGCTCACAAGCGGTAAATTTGCTATCGAAATTACTTGTTTCCCGCCAGATCGTAGGCGTCGCGATTTGGACAATTTGCTCAAGCCAATCCTCGATAGCCTGACTGACTATGGAGCAATTACCGATGACAGCGATATCGATGAGATACGAATACGTCGGGCGAAAATCGAAAAACCTGGATATATTATTGTGGAGGTGAATTGTGTCTAAACACAAACCCGTGCCGCGCGACACAGCAGACGAGATTCGTGAGCTGTCGGCCAAAGGATACGGCCGTAATGCAATTGGCATGATAACGGGCATGAGTTCAGCTACTGTGCGAAATGTGCTCAATGGCACAGCCAAAGGATTTACTGAGCGGCTAACTGCCCGGCAGATATCGAGTCTCCTAAAAGGGGCATTCGGTCCTGTCTAATGGTCGGCAAAACCCCAAGAATTCTTAAGAACGAGCGCGCCCGACTGGATAAGATCAAGACGTATTGCGGCTGTCTGCCGTGTTTGCTGCGCGGGCATTTGGATGTTCAGGCGACGATTCAGCACGTTACCGATTGCGGCCGTCGTCTCGGCAAGGACTCCGAGCAACACCAGAATACATACGGCTCTTGCATTTGGCATCACCTCGGACACCTGCCTAATCACAGCAAACGCTCTGAATACCGGAAGGAACTCGGCCCGGCATTGGCCCATGGGCGACAGCCGTTTGAGCAGGCGTTTGGCGATGAGGTCAAGATATTGATACCGGTGCAGAATTTTCTCATTGCTAAATTTGACGCAGAGCCGTGGCCTGCGCACAATATCAACCGTAAAGCCGCGAGGCAAACACAAAGACAATGGATCAGCCTGAATGCCCAATGACAGCCAAACGAACTGCAGCCTATCCTCGGTATGCTTTCGTCTGCGGCGTACTTTTGCGAATACGGTCTCCACTGGAGGTTGTTGAGTGTCTGGTCGGAAACAGGTGGAAAGACCTAGAGGCCGGGGAGTCTCTGCAATTATAATTTGTCGGACAAACTCATAAATCACAAAATAGTAACTGTAACCTGTTGATAGTTAATGTAATTTTCCTAAAAAGTGGACAATGTCCGATTTAGTTATTGCTCATCAGCCAGCAAACTGCGATATGATTGCGGAATAGGGTTTTTTATAAAAGGCTGGACCTTTTTCAGGAGTATACGAATGCCTTCTACAAGTTATCAAATAGGCGAATCCGATGTCTCATGGCTAAATACCGGAGGCTCTGAGGTTATGACACTCACGTCTCTGGCCTCTGGTGCTGGCCGGCAAGGTGCCCGCCACGACTTCGGCGATATTACCGTTGCACGGGCATTCCTGTTTGATTGGTGGTTTTACATGCAGTTCGCTACTGCTCCTGTTGTTGGCGAAGTAATATCAATTTATTGGAAGGGCTATCACCGGGCAGGCGTTCGGGCAATGAACGACGACGGTAACGGTGACGCTGCGCTATCTGCTGAGGACAAACTCCTGAACCTCATCCCTTTAGGCACGCTGATTGTTGACGAAGCCAGCGCGACACCCGAATTTGCAGTCGGTAACAAAGGCGATCCGGTTTGGCTTCCGCACCGATATGGAATGCCGGTTATATTTAACAATACGGCCGATGCCTTTAGTGCAACTGCGTCTGAGCACGGCTTTACCTTGACGCCAATAGCGATCCAGGCTCAAGACACCTAGAGTGTCTTTTCTTAAACGCACTTGGACCCGCAAGCCGCCTTTCGGGGTAGGCCTTAATCAAGGCCATTGGCTTGCGCCGTTCATCGAGGGTTTCTACATCTTCAATGAGCGGTCCGGCATTCGCCTGAACGATTTATCCAGACACGCCCGGCATGTCGAGTTCAACGGAGCCGACCCAACGAATGTTGACTGGTTCGATGCCGTCTCCGGTTTGGCGAATTACGATGGCCCTCTGACGGATCGCGATGGCGGTATGAGTTCCGCTTCGGCCGGTACTGGCGACGAGTTCGTGCAGGTATCAGGAACGACTTTAGAGATTGACAGCACGCGCCCGCACGGCATTCTGTTTCGTGGTGCGGGCGGGTCAGACACTGAATCAATCGGTGTTGTCTGTGCGATTCCGAGAAGCAACAATGCCGAGGCAATTCAGATTTTGATGGATAGCGGCAATCGTGGATCATTTGGTTATTCGTCAGGAAACACGACAGATGGCGTCGATGCGATAGACGATGGTGGTGTGTTTAGCGGTGCGCTACTGACGTACCACGACTATGCCGTAGTGTTCGACGGCAACTCGCCTACAGCGACATCGAGTTATCGATTCATGCACGATAGAGTGCTGCGGGCGACAAATACCGCTTTCGCTTATGCCGGGCATACGAGCGCCAGTGGTTTCTATATACGCAACAGCACCGGCAGTTTTGACTTTTCCGGCGAGTACAGCTACCTGCTGATTGTGCAGGGTATTGCGTTATCGAATGAGCAGGTGGCCGAGATTCAGCGCAATCCGTGGCAGTTATGCGAGCCACGTATTCAGATACTGCCGACTTTCGTGGCGGCAGCAGGTGGTGGACTTAGTGTTCCGGTAGCAATGAACTCATATAGGCAGCGCAATCAATTCGGTGTAGGCTAAGTTATGTATCTAAGACAATCCACAGCGCAAACAATACGATTTGGTCCGTTTCTGGACGCCACAGACGGCGTAACAGAAGAAGCGGCTCTGACCATAGCTCAAGCCGACCGCCAGATAAGCAAGGATGGTGCTGCATATGCCCAATCGTCTACGATCGGAAGCTCTGCCCACGATTCACAGGGTAATTATTCAACGACCCTTAGTGCAACCGATACAGATACGATTGGAGAAATGAAACTGTATGTGTCTGTTGCTGGCGCATTGCCAGTTTGGGAGAAATGGTTCGTACTGGAAGAATCAATCTATGACGGTCTGTTCGCCGCCGGCTCAACCTATACCACCCAGACCGGCGATAGTTTTGCCCGACTAGGCGTACCGGCAGGGGCCAGTGTTTCAGCAGATGTTCTAACTGCGCAGAACGATCTGGACATTATAACGGGTGCCGATGGCGCATTGTTTGATGCAACTGCCCAGACCTCCTTGGTTGATGACGTGTGGGACGAGGTGCTTACAGGTGCCACGCACAACATTAATAATTCTGCCGGGCGGCGCTTGCGACGGCTGTCCTCGTTAATTCTAGAAGATGGCACAGCTCAGGCTGGCACGGTTAACACGATTACTCTGGCAGCAGCAGAATCTGCGGTCGATGATATATTCCGTGGCGACCGAGTTGTTATTACGGAAGGCACAGGCGTTGGAGAACACGGCATTGCTATTGCTTACAACGGTACGACAAAAGTTCTTACAATGTCGCAGAATTGGGTTGTAACACCCGATGCAACCAGCGAATACCAATTACAACCTGCCGATGTCGATGTGGAAACATGGCAGCACATCCCTGTTACCGGCGATGGCGATTGGGCAGCACTAATAGCCGACACCGATGAATTGCAAGCAGATTGGGCCAATGGCGGTAGGCTCGATAATTTGCTAGATGCGATTCCGACCACAGCCATGCGAGGCACTGACGGAGTCGATACTGCAACGATGCGGGGAACTGACAACGCAGCTCTCGCGAGTATAGCGACTGAGTCTCGTTTGTCTGAACTAGACGCGGCGAACTTGCCCGCTACAACCGACAGCATTCTAGCCGATACTGCAGACATACAGCCAAACTACGCAACGTCGGCGAGCATTGCCGCTTTGAACGATATTGCAGTCGCGGACGTGTTAACCACACAAATGACCGAGAGCTATGCCGCCGATGGTGCAGCACCAACACTGGCACAAGCAATTATGCTGATTCAGCAATCCCTGGGTGATTTCGCAATATCCGGGACAACCATTACGGTTCGACAGGTCGATGGCGCTACGACAGCCGCTACATTTACGTTAGATGATGCGACCAACCCAACGAGTTCTACCCGAGCCACGTAATGGCCATTCGCTCGGTCGTTACGAGAGGCTACGGTCCGGGCGCTACGATACCGCTAGTCGTATTGCGTGGCTATATAGTTGGCCCAGAAATTGTACTGCCGAATAAGAAAGTCCATACGGTCGATTTCTCAGCAGAATCAGCCTCTGTGGAATTTGATACAGTCGAACAACGTATACTATTCAGTACCGCCGGCATCTCTGTTACTATGATCACAATAGATGATCCAATTGTCACTGAACTAGTAACGCTTGAGGACGGGTTCAATATTTTACTCGAAAACGGCGAGGAAATTGAGCTAGAGCGATGAGCAGGGTATTTAACGAACTCAGCCAGGTGGTTGTGACTGCCGAGCCGAAAGATACGAGCAACCAGCCCTACACGCCGGTAACAGCTCGGTACAGGGTCGATGATTGCAATTCCGGTAATGAAATGGTGGGCTGGACATCACTAATGCCAGCAAGCTCCATGCAGATCGTCATTCCGGGCACAGTCAATAAGATTGTAAGCGACCTTAACCGCAGACCACCAGAACCAAAGATAGTCACCGTCAACACTGATGAGGGCTTAACTACTCAGCACTATGAGCAGTACCGGTACAATGTCAAGAATCTTGGATTTGTAAGTTAAATGAAGCACCCGGCAAAGAAGCGAAAGAAGTCAAAGCGTAATAAACCAATGAAGTAAGCAAAAACGTGTGCATCGCATTGCATATTTATCAAAGCAGTAGGTTCAAGTCGAATGGCTGAGAGAGGCGGACAACAAGGTAATAAGAACGGAGCGCGTGGAACCGATTGGCGCGACGCCATTCGTCATGCCCTAGCCAAGAAGGGCAGAGGTATTGAAGGTAATGAAGCCGCGTACCGTAAGGGATTGCAGGCTCTTGCCCAAACATTCATCGAAGCTGCTGAAGATGGCGAGGCTTGGGCCATGAAAGAGCTTGGCGACAGGACTGATGGCAAGGCAGCTCAATCTATTGAGATTGCAGGTCCAGACGGCGGACCTATACAAGCTATTGAATGGACCATTGCCCCGGTAATACCGATAGTCGATGAAACGGACGCTGAAACTTAACGCCAAGCTGCTGCCGTTTCTAACTAAGCCGCAGCCCATTAAGATAGCGATTGGTGGACGTGGTGGCGGAAAGTCTATTGGCTTTGGCGACATGCTTACCTTCAAGATGGAGAATGAGGGTGCAGATATTTACTGCCTTCGAGAGTTCCAGGACTCGGTACTTGATTCGGTCCATAAGGTATTCAGGAGCTCTATTGAGGAACGCTTAAAGCTCAAGGGCTGGGACATACAAGCGAATACTGTTGTCGCTCCCAATGGTGCCAGAACAACCTACAAGGGCGCTAACCGTAATCCTGATGCTATGCAGTCAGCTCAAGGCTACAAGTACTCTTGGTTTGAGGAAGCGCACAGAATCAGTCAGGACTCGCTCGATAAGCTGTTGCCAACGATCTTACGTATGCCAGGAGCGCAGTGTTGGTTTGGTGGTAATCCGCAGTCCAGTGCTGACCCGTTCAGTAAGCGATTCATCAATCCCTACCTGAAAGAGCTCATGCGCAATGGCGTATATGAGGACGATATTCACTACATCGTCATGGTTAACTGGCGCGATAACCCGTGGTGGAATGCAGAGCAGGAGGCATTGAGGGCTTGGGATTACGAACACATAGACCGGGCTAAATACAACTGGATTTGGGAGGCCGCATTCAATGACAGCATCGAGAACGCTATTATCCTATCGGAGTGGTTCGATGCGGCTATTGATGCTCACGTTAAATTAGGCTTTGAGCCAAAGGGCGTGAAGATTGTCAGTCACGACCCATCTGACAACGGTCCTGATGCTAAGGGACTGTGCTATCGGCATGGCTCGGTTGTTCTGCAAGTGCTGAATCGAGAGTTCGGTGACGTAAACGATGGCTGTGATTGGGCTACCGGCTTTGCGATCGAGAACCAAGCGGACGTGTACATTTGGGACTGTGATGGCATGGGCGCTGCATTGCGCAAGCAGACACTTGACTCTATCGCTGGCAAGAAGATGGATCACGTTGAGTTCAGGGGCTCGAAGGGTGTTGACCGACCCAAAGAGACGTATCAGGCTGTAGACTCGCACTCAAACCAGCGTGCCAAGAATAACGAGCAGACGTTTAAAAACCGCAGGGCGCAGTATTACATTGAACTGGCTGACCGATTCCACAAGACGTATCTTGCCGTTACGAAGGGTAATTATACGGACCCAGATGAGATGATAAGCTTGTCGAGTGGTATAGAGAACATGGCGGCATTGCGCGCTGAGGTGTGTAGAATACCGAGCAAGCCTCACGGTAGCGGCCTGATACAGATATTGAGCAAGGAAGAAATGAAGCGATTAAAGATCGATTCGCCGAACATGTCAGACTCACTTATGATGAATATGGCCAGCCCACCGCCAATGGCTGCGGTTGTTGAGATGAATTTCAAGACTCGTATTTAGTACAGGGACGTATTCGGTCACAAGGAAGTGACATTGCATGAATAAGTATGACGATCACAGTGGCGTACTGGGGCTTATAAAAGAAGCTCAAAGCGCTGAGAGCGACCGCCGCGACTTGGTCCGCGAAGTTCACGTATTTCTAAACGAGCCAGATGGTCAGTGGGAAGACGATGTATCTGACCAGTTTTTGGGCCGACCGCGCTATACACTGGACAAGTGTAATGACATTGTCGATGACATTGCTGGCGAGATGGAACAGGCGGACTTTAATATCTCGGTTAAGCCTGCCGGTGGCGATGCTACCAAAGACCTCGCCAAGACCTACGATGGATTGATTCGTAACATCGAAAACCTGTCGGGCGCTACTGACATATTCAACGCGGCCGGTCGTTCTATGGTTGCCGCTGGCTTTGATTGCTGGCGTGTCTCACAGCGTTGGGGCGATAACAACAGTTTCGACCAGGACTTGTACATTGATCCTATTTCGGATGCGGTGGATAAGGTCTGGTTTGATCCGGGCGCTATCTTGCCAACACGCGAGGACGGTCATTGGGTGTTCGTGCTGCAGGCCATGATCAAGCACAAGTACGATGAACAGTTTCCCGATGGCTCTGGAATGTCAATATCTGAGGCCACCTATGATTATCAAGGTGGCTCAGGAAACTACAAAAAGCCTGATGTGGTTGTGGTTGGTGAGTTTTTATACAAGGAAAAGATTACTACACGCATTGTAGAAATGAACAATGGCTCAGTCTATGTGGATGATGATAAGTATCAGTCCATTAAGGATGAGCTAGCCCTACAGGGGATTGTTGAGTCTCGCTCGCGTGATCGTGAGATGGACACGATTAAGAGCCGACTGCTTGACGGTGGTGGCTGGCTAACAGATGTACAGGATACGGTATTCGATATGCTGCCGATTATTCCGGCCTATGGTAACTGGCGTGTGTCGCAGAGTACGCCTATTTATTGGGGCATTATCTCAAAGAAAATGGACGCGCAGAGAATCTACAATTACTCGGAATCGAGGAAGGTAGAGGAAGGCGCATTGGCTCCATTGGCGAAGATACTGGCTACCAGTACGCAGATAGGCCCTCACAAGACTCAGTGGGAGGATCTGAATACAAGCTCTGATCCGGTATTGATGTGGATGCCAGACGCCGAAGCTCCGCCACCTTTCAAGATTGGCGGTCCAGAGATTAACCCCGGCCTTGAGTCCACATCAGCATCGGCAGAGTCTAATCTGCAATCGACTGCTGGTATTGACCAGCTTAATGGCCAGCCGCTTGGCTTACAGTCAGGTGTTGCGGTCGAACTCAAGCAGAACAAGGGCGATACCAGAAACCACAAGTACACGGCGGCTCTACAGCGCGCTATATGCCATACCGGAAAGGTACTAATGCGCGCTATTCCGAAGGTTTACGATACTAAGAGATTGGTGCGTGTTATCGGAGAGGACGGTGTTTCGTTCGAGATGACGACGCTAAATGAAAGTGTTATTGATGAGGAAACCAAGCAGCTAGTTACTCTGAATGACCTGTCAAGAGGTCTTTACGATGTGACTTGTGATGTCGGTCCGGCCTTTAAGAATCGCCAGTCAGAGACAAGTAATGCGTTTGCCGAGATTGCGGCCATTGATCCGTCGATCATTCAGGAAGGCAAGGATATTTGGTATGGCAACCTTAACGCTCCTGGAATGGACTTACTGGCCGAGCGTGCGCGCCAGAATATGTTGCTTGCTGGCGGCATACCAGAAAGCCAGATGACCGACGATGAGAAGGAATTGCTCGCCAATCAGCCTGAGGCCGAGCCAGATCCAGTGGCTGAGGCGTTACAGCGTGAGGCTGATAATGCGGACGATCAGGTGCAATTGAAGGGTATTGAGCAGGCCAGAAAAGACCGCGAGCTCGATCATAAAATAGCCAAAGAGACCAATGAGGCCAACATTGCGTCAATGACAGCGGCTACTGATCAGATCAAGGCGATGGCGGATGAGTTGAACACTCAGGCGCAAACGCTTAAACTCATACGTGAGGGCATGGGAATTGAGTCAATAACCGGTCCTCAAGGATTACAAGCATTTATTGACCAGGCGGCTGTCGTAGCAGACAGCCAGGCAGAACAAAGTTAAGGACAGGGAATGTCAGAAGCAGAGCAAGTAGCAGAGGCCGAGAATCAGGAGACTGAGGACAAGGTCGAAACGCCGGAAGGGTTTGTATCCGTTGAGGATAATCAGGCTCAGGTTAACAAACAGCACCGGAAATATAGGGATGCAGAACGGGCGGCGGCTAAGGTCGCTGCCGAGAACGAATCGTTACAACAGCAGCTCGACGAGCTAAAGGTAAAGGATGAGGCTATTACCGTGCCAGATGCGCCGGACCCTTATTCGGAAACTTATCAGGCCGACATAGCTGCCCGTGACGAAGCCGTAAGGCTGAAAGCCGAACAGGATGCACAGGCGCGCTTAGCGGAGTCTGATGAGCAGAGGAAGAACGAAGCTAAGGTCCAGGCAGAGGAAGTTGCCGCACGCGAGAATATTGCGGCGTTTGACGCCCGAATACTGGAACACGGTCTAAACCAGGCTGAGATAAAGAAAGCCGCCGATACGATGATTGACTACGGCATATCGGACGTTTTCCAAGATGTACTACTGGAAGATGTTGATGGTCCGCTAATGGTTCAGTATCTGGCAGATAATCCCATTGAGGTCGAGAGACTGAACGGGATGAGCGCATTATCCATGATTAACCATCTCAACACGGAAGTAAGGCCCAAGGCTTCATTACTCAAACCAAAAACGAGCGATGCGCCGGACCCTCCACAAACGATTACTGGTGGTGGTGCAAAGGAAACTGTTCATCCTGCTTTGTCGGGAGTTACATACAGGTAGTCATCGCTTGGGAATACAAGGAAGTTTCCCATGGCAGCAAATAACTTTACAAGCAACTTTAGTCGCAAGATTATGGATGCTTTTCTGATCGAATTTGAGGGTGCGCGAGTACTTTCCAAGACGGTCAACACGCAGCTACTCTCTGGAAAATTTAACCCAAAGAGCGGCACTATCGTTGATTTCAAACGACCACACGACTTTATTGCGATTGAAACAGCGGATGGCGACATCTCTGCCGCAACGAAGAATCACATTATCTCCGGTAAGGCCTCGGGTACAGTACAGAACTACATCACTGTGCCAGCAGACTGGTCAAACCTTCAAGAAGCAACTGAGTTCAACAGTATGCGCGAGATTTTGCGACCTGCTGCACGACGTTGTGCGACTCAACTCGAAATAAACCTCGGCAGGTTTATGATGAGGAATTGTGCTCTGGTTCAAGGTGCGGTTGGAACGGCAGTATCGACATGGGCTCATGTTGCTAACTCCGGGGCTCTTATGGCCTCGACTGGCGTACCTTCTGACGATGTGTGGAACTACGTATTCAATCCCTTTACGCAGGCTGCTTTGGCTAATGTTCAGGTAGGTTTGACGGCGGCGGATTCACTCGTTTCAACGGCCTGGGAAAAGGCACAAATCAGCTCGAACCTGGCTGGAATGCGTGCTTTGACGGGCGTAACGCTGGATTCGTATACGACCAGTGGTGTAGCAGATCGTGCGGGTACACTTAACGCGGCTCCTGATCTAACGTACACAACGGCTAAAGATACGATGACGCAGGTCTGGGATCTGGCTGGATTTGGCGCCAACCTTGTGTTGCAGGCTGGCGATGTTCTGGAAATCACCGGAACAAGTCGTCTTAATCTCGACACACGCAATGCAGCTCTCGATGCTGCTGGTGCGGCAATTCCGTTCCGCGCGGTTGTGACGGCAGATGTTACCCTTAGTGGAGCTGGTGCAGGTAACGTCACGGTTACGGGTCCGGCATTGTTTGAGGCGACAGGCCAATACAACACGATTGCTGCGGCATTAGCAGGTGGTGAGGTTGTAACGGCGCTTGGTGCTGCCAGCACGGTGCATCAGCCGAATCTGTTCTATCACCAGCAAGCGTTTGGTGTCGGTTCTGTTCCGATTCCAAAGCTGTTTAGTACGGATACGGTTGCCGAGACTGAGGATGGTTTCTCAATCCGCGTTAGCAAGTACTCGAACGGCGATACGAACACGCAGTCGATTCGATTCGATCTGTTGCCAGCGTTTGCGGTATTCAATCCGTTCTTCGCGGGCCATGGATGGGGCGTTTAAGCTACGTTGATGATGGGGATATCGGGTGCGATGTACCCGGTACTCCCCGTTGGCACTTATGCCATATTGCTCAAATAGAAGACGCTGAGATCGTTGCCTATATACAGGCGGCACTTGGCGTCATTCTTGAGGGCGAGGACATTCGTAAACAGGCTGAGGCTGCTATTCGTGAAAGCTCTTGATGTTATCTCTGGCGCGCTGGTTCTATTAGGTATAAGGGTTGCTGAATCGCCTATCGAGGCCAATGAGTCCCAGGACGGGCTCAATGCACTAAACGACATGCTGGCCGAGTGGAATACAGACGGTATTCGTTTAGGTTTTGAGACGTTGTCGGGTGTCGAGGAAGAACTGTACGTTCCTGATGGCGCGTTAGGTGCTATCAAAGCTAATCTGGCTGTCTACATTGCGCCTGAGTATGAGCGTTCGGTATCGCCAGCACTCGCACAAAGGGCATCTGACGGTAAGCGCACGGCGCGATCCCTTGAGCCTATGGGCGGTAGTCAGTACCCGGATACATTGCCGGTAGGATCGGGCAATCGTCATGGTGGCCACAGTTCTGATGGCGATAGTGCTGGGAACACTTCAAACCGTCGCTTTTACCCGCCGAATTCTCGCAGCCGATGCAACTAGAAATTGCTACAGGATTTTATCAATCCGATTCATTGCCATTAGCCGCACAGCGTTGCATTAACTGGATTCCGGTTATTGCTGAGCAAGGCGCGCTAAATCAGCGTGCCTTGTTTGATGTTCGTGGCGCGGTTAGTTTGACGTTGACAGGCGATGCTATTACGGGTCAGAACCGAGGTGGCATAAACCTTAATGGTGTGCCGTACTTTGTTAATGGACTTTCTCTGTATTCGATCAGTTCGACCAATGTCGTGACCAATCACGGCCAGATACAGGGACAGGGCCGGTGTTCAATGGCTATCTCAAGTCGATACCTGGTGATTGTCGATCCCGGCAATAAAGGCTATGTACTCGACAGCAATGATAGCTCACTTACCCAAATTACCGACACTAACTGGATTGTATCGGATACGGTCTCATTCAAAGACGGTTATTTCATCTTCACATCGAGCGATGGCAAGGTATTCTTTGTCTCTGGACTGAATGACCCGTTTAGCTATAACGCGCTAGACTTTGGCAGTGCCGATGTTAGGCCTGATGAAATTGTGGCTACACACGTTAACCACAACCAGTTATTTGTCGCTGGCACTGAGACGATCGAGCTATTTCAGAACATTGGTGGTGTAGGCTTTCCGTTTTTGCGGGTTCCGGGTGGAAACATCCAAAAGGGCGTGTACGCACGGGACTCTCTGATTGATTTCGATAACTCTTTTGTATTTATTGGGGGTGATGTTGGAGAACTGGCAGCAATATGGAAGGTCAAGGGCGGAGCAAGTGTTGTCAAAATATCGACGTCGGCGATAGACAATGCGATTCAGGAATTTACCGAAGATGAGATATCCGACGCCTTTGCGATGGTCTATGCGTTTGGTGGGAACTTTTTCGTCTCATTCACGTTTGTATCGAGCCGAATACCGTCAAAAACGTTTGTTTATGATGCGACAACCTCGGCGCTTACGGGTCAGTCAACGTGGCATGAGCGCCAATCAGGCGTGGTGGATGATCGCTGGCGTATAACCTCTATAGTGGACGCCTATGGCAAGCTGTTGGTGGGTGATTCGTTTGACGGTCGTATCGGCTCTTTGGAAAAGGACGTCTACACTGAGTATGGCGAGGTGATATTCAGACAAAAGGTGTCGAAGCCTTTTAGTGCCGACCAAAAGGCGGTGTTTGCAGGAACCATAAGTCTGACAATGGAGTCTGGAACCGGGACGATTTCAGGCAAATCACCACAAATCATGATGGATTTTTCTGACAATGGCGCGAGAACATTCTCAAACGGGTTCTGGCGTAGTTACGGCAAGATTGGCCAATATCAGTCCTATCCGCAGTGGCGACGCCAGGGGCGTATTCCGCACAACCGTGTATTGCGCTTTACAACCACTGAGGCGGTAAAAAGTACGCTTATACGCCTCGATGCGGACATTGCAGCATGATTGTCCCACCAACCCGTGAAACTCAAATAGTTAGCCCTAATGGGCTCTCACAAATACGTTTCGCCTCGTATTTAGAGGACATTACCCGAAAGGTTAATGATTTGGATACCCGCGTTTCAACGTTAACCGGCAATACTGACGTTTATACAGCAACGAATGTCAGTGCTGATCGTGATTTTGACGCGAATACGGTTGCTGTTGCGGAGCTTGCCGATATTGTGGGTACTCTGATCGCTGATTTGCGTGCGGCGGGGGTGATCAAGTGATTACCGAAACCCACAATATGGATATCGTGAACTCAATCTTGCAACACCCCAAGATATGGGCCGATATTGCTCCACGTGGAATAACGGCTTTCGATATCTGGCACAAGCCGGGCCTTGTTTATCACCTGGTGGGTGATGGCGATGGCGTCATTATCTACAATCCGTATCGTGACGGCGTTGAGATTCACCCCAACATCTTGCCGAAGCACCGTGGCAAACAGGCCTATAAGGCGGTAGAAAAGTCGATTCAGATGGTCTTTGGCTGCGGCATTCGGGCGATCTATTGTGAGATAGACCCTTGCCTACGGCATGTTACTATGTTTGCACGGGCCTTGGGGTTCAAGCGGATGGAGCACAAAGACCGTGATCTATTTGTACGATTCAAGCTCGATAGTTAAAAGGATTTAACGTGAGTATTATAAAACGCCTCTTTGGCGGCGGTGCTGAAAAAGACGCAGCCGATGCACAGGTCGCGGCCCAACAGCAGGGTATTGAGGAAGATCGCCGCCAATTCGATTTAAACCGGCAGGACTTTGCGCCGCAGATCGAGGCCGGGAATCTTGGTCGTGAGGAATTGCTGAATTTGTTAGGTCTGCGCGGCGTTGCCGGCGAGCAGGATGCTGTTGATCGATTTAGCGAGTCACCGGGCCAAAAGTTTCTACGTGAGCGCGGCGAGCGAACCTTGCTTCGGAACAATGCTGCTATTGGTGGTCTCGGTGGTGGTAATGTCCGGCGTGAACTGCAAGAGCAGGCGATCGGCTTTGGTCAGAAATTCTTAGGTGAGCGCAAGGATCGTTTAGCTGGCGTTGCTGGTGGTGGTGCGAGTGCGGTTGCTAATCAGGCCGGTTTAGGCACGCGGATATCCGGTCGAATTGGACAGAGATTTGCCAATCAAGGAAATGCCAGAGCTTCGGGGATATTGGATTCTGCGGGTCGGATTCGCAATACTCTTGGTCGTGTGGCGGGTGCCTTTAGCGTACCGGGGTTTGGCTAATGGCACATTCAGGACTTTTACAGCAGGCTGGCTCTCCGAAAAAGAAGCCAAGCGTATTGGCTCGTGTTGGGCAGGGCTTAATAGCTTTTGGCCGTGATGTGCCTGTGGCTCAGCTTGAGCGTGAGCAGCGCAGTAATGAGATATTGCGCAATCAGGAGCAATTAACAGCCGGAGACGTTACCGTCCAACAGCAAGATATTAAGGCTAATCGGGACGAAGCCTTTCGCCAGCAGCAAATTCAGAGTTTGAGCCAGGTATTTGTCGGCGGTGGCGCGGATAGCCAAAAGGCGCTTGATCGACTGATGGTAATTGCGCCCGAGATTGCCGAACAACAGTATGATCTCGCAGGAGCTCGTACAGCAGAGCAGCGCCAGAATATGACGCTACGAGCTGGCCAATTGCTCGCCGTTCCACCTGAGAAGCGTGATGCGGCTATGGAAGAAATGGCGGTCTCTATGGAGGCCGAGGGGCGTGACGCTACCGCTACTCGAAGCCTGATCGGATTGCCACCTGATGAGCAGGATGCTTCGTTGCGGTTTTTTGCCAGTGCGGGTGGTAAAGCCGCAGCGTCAAAACTCGGTCAGAGTGTAGTAACAAAAGACGCCGAGGGGAATCTTAGTTTTGCAACTCCCGTGTTAACAGGCGATGAGGTCAGTACTCAAACTACGCCAATTGGTGGCCAGATAGTATCGCGAGGTCAGGGTGAAACGGCAGCAGAACGCCAGCAGCGTGATGTTGACACGGCAGGACAAAAGTCAACCGCAGTTGAGATATCAAAGCGAGATCAAGAATTTATAAATATTGGACAACGCCAAGCAGATGCTACTGCCATTATGCGGCGCGGACTACAATTGCTTGATACGATCGGAACCGGACGGCCAGAAGCTATTGCTCTTTCCGCCAAAAACTTATTTGGCATTGCCGGTGCGGATGAGACGGAGCTAAACGCTAACTTAGGAAAAGCAATTTTAAGTCAGTTGCGTGAGACTTTCGGCGCTCAATTCACCGAGAACGAAGGTAAAAGGCTGGAATCCATCGAATCTAATTTCGGCAAGTCAACGGCCGGTAACAGGCGATTACTACAGCAGACCTTGCGACTTATGGAGCGTGACGCAAGACGCGGTATTGATATTGCTAACAGAGTTGACACGTTTGCTGCCAATGAAATACAGAATGCACTGGATTTCAGTCTTGATCCGAACAAAGTTAACGCTGTTGTCGAAAAGCCGGTCAGTGAAATGACCGATGAAGAAATAAGGCAAGGTCTTGCCGAACAGGAATGAATTACTAGCAGAGGCTAAACGTCGCGGTTTGGTAGTTGATCGGCGTAGTGAACTGCTTGCCGAGGCGCAAAAGCGCGGTATATCCATTGCCGATGAGGTTACTCCTGAGCAACGTCAGGCGAGAATAGAAAGTCTTGAGGCTGAAAGTTCGGCATTAAGTCAGCCTGGTGCGCTGGGTATAGCTGCCCAGACCATTGGTGGCACTATAGGTGATCTTAGGGGTCTACCTGAGACCGCATTGCAGATGGCAACAGGCGGAGCGGCGACCATTGCGGGAGCGGTGGCGGCTGTTCCGGTAACGGCTTTTGATGCGCTTACTGGCGGTGATGATCCTGCTGGCGCTGGTCGTGCTGTTATCGAGCAGTTTCAGGATGCCGGAACCTTTCAACCACGCACTGATGTTGGCCAGCGTGCGTCGTCTGCAATTGAGGCACCTTTAATGGCGGTTGATAAGTTCGCAGACACTGTTGGCGAGGTAACCGGCGATCCAGATGATGTGCTTGGAGCAACGCTTGTTAAGACTGCTATTTTAGCAGCGCCAGCATTATTCGGTATGCGCCGTGGCGGCGTTACTACGAAGTCTGCTGACGCTCCAACGCCGCGCCAACAGGTAGCGGCAAACGCAGCCGAAGAAGGTTACGTCACTACTCCATCAGTTCGTGCTGAGGCTGGCTCGGCGGGTTTGGCTGAGGGTCTTGGCGGAAAAATCAAGACTGGCCAACAAGCCATTGAAACAAATCAGGCTGTTACCAATAAGCTTGCGAGCCGTGCAGTTGGGCTACCTGATGATGTTCCTGTGACTGTTGATGTTCTGCAGGGCATACGGTCACAAGCAGGACAAGCATATGAGGCTGTTCGTGGCGTTGGTCAAGTTTTTACTGATACTGCTTTTCGCCGTGACCTGTCAGCGGCAACAGCGCGCTTTAGAAGCGCCGCAAAAGATTTTCCGGATCTTGCTAAGAGCGAGATTTTAGATATTGTCGATGGGCTCCGTGTGCCAGAGTTTGCGGCTGGTTCTGGTATTGACGCCATTGCGCTATTACGCAACAGGGCTGATGTTGCCTTTCGTGGCGGAGACAAGTCATTAGGAAATTCGTACCGATCAGCCGCTAATGCCATAGAGGGTGTAATGGAGCGCCACTTGGCTAGGGGCGGTGATTCTACTTTGGTTGATGGATTTCGGCAGTCTCGTCAACAAATAGCAGAAACTTATTCTGTCCAAGAGGCATTGCAGGGACGTATAACTGGCGAGGTAAATGCCGCGAATCTTTCAGCACAGATAAAAAAGGGAAAGCCGCTTACTGGCGAGCTGCGCCAGATTGCAGATTTTGCCAATACCTTTCCATCTGTATCGAGGCTTTTCGTTGGCAAAGCGCAAGCATTCTCCCCGCTGGACCTCGGCGTTGCTGCTCTTGGATCAACGGGCGCGCTTGCTGCTGGGACTTTAGGCGCTGGGCCACTAGCTGCCTTGCCGATACTCGCGGCCGGAATAGCGCGGCCATTACTTAGAAGAGTCGCATTAAGTAATGTTGCCAGACGGTCGGGTATATCTAAAGAGAATGTCGGGGCGTCGTTAGGAGCAAAGACTGGCGTTATTGCAAGCTCAGCACTTAGCCAAGTTGCAGATCAATGACCGCGTTCTGCAAGCCAATCCGCAGCAGCAGATTCTCGCTGGTTCTTCTTATACTCTTTGTTTTCCGCAGCCCATGGTCCAAAAGCGTAAGCAATGATCAGGGCTGGTATGATTAGCCATAGTTCTATGTACATTTTTAATTTCTCCAATATGCTGTAATAGCATACTATATATATAGACTGTACATCATTAGTGTACTGATGTATAGCTCCGTGTTATTATTGAGTAACCACAATTTCCAAGGACGGAGATACGCATGGCGTATAGGTTTGACCCGCCGCTGTTTGACGCTGGAAACGGTATAGACCCGGCCGATGGTGCTGAGTTGTTTTTCTTTGATTTCCAGACCAGCAATCCTAAAGTCACGTATGCGGATTTTGCCCTATTGGTCCCTAATACAGACCCGGTTGTGGCCGATTCTAACGGCCTGTTCGGCGATATCTTTCTGGATATTAGAGCCAGCGTCACGTTACGAGACAGAAACGGCGTATTGATATACGGTGCAAAGGATATTTACCCCCCAGAGGACGCTATTTCAGCCCTTGCAGCGTCGCTTGTGAGTGTTCTGGATACGGCTGGTAACTTTACGGCGATAAACGTTGAGACGGTACTGGCTGAGATTGCCACTGGCTGGTCCAGACTTGACCGTGCCGAGACAGCGTCTGGAACCAAGACCTTTGCCGGTGCTAATATTGAAATGGCCGATAACGTCATTGGTGGCGCTTTGCTGAGAGACTATGCGATTAGTCATAACGTGATCACCAGCGCAGCCGGGGTGCTGACTGTTGATCTTGAGGACGGCAATAGTTTTGGGGTAACTCTGTCTGAAAATATCACTAGCATGGTTATCCAGAATCCTCCTGTTACTGGTCGCAAAGGTCAGTTTACGTTGACAATTACTCAAGACAATGCGGGTGGTGCGTATACCCTAGCGCAGCCCGCATCTATCGTCTCGCCGGGCGGAACACTGCCTGTTGTTACCACCAGTAACGGTGCGATCGATGATTTTACTTATCGCACTGACGATGGCGGGACTACATGGCTGATCGATTTCAGTCAGGCATATTCGTAAATGTTACAGCATATTCATTCAGGGTCTGAAGGAGTCGCTGGCGGTGTCGTCAGTATTGTTTCTCAGACAATATCAAGATTCCGCATGGACCAGACTTGTTACTCTGGGATTATGTTTGGAAGCGATGGCGTTTTGTACGCAATCCAAAACAACACAGGTACTAGCGCCATTATTGGCCAGTGGTTGGTTAACGGTACGCCTTCGGACTTCTATGTATCGAGAATGATCAATAGCGGAACTTTGAACACGGATGCGGGAGCCGGACCGCTACAGCTAAACGCTGCACGTTTATACCGTATCAGTCGGAGTATAACAGGCGCTAAAACAACGATTATTACGTGTCAGTTGTCAGATGATGTCAGCGGTTTGCCCATCCTTGATTCTGCGACATTTACCCTGATAGCAGAATATGAGAACTTAGCCTAATGAGCACACCTCAACGAACCAGTGATCTTGTCGATAAGCCGATACCGGACGATACGGACCTGATAAGAATTGCCGCGACTGCGCCTGTCGGTGATTTCAGTATAACTTATGCGAATCTGAAAGCGTCTATTCGGGTTAGATTAACGCTAGCAGAAAATGTTGCTGGTTTGGCCGTTAGTGATATCGATACAACTTATAATCCTGGTGATACAAGGCGATATCCAAACGGTTTAGCCGATGCTATTTCAGTAGCTGAAGTCGCTGAAGCTACTTCAGAAAAACGCATTATATTCTCTGCCTCAGAAACTATTAGTTCTGGGCTGACTATTATTGGTGATCGAATAGACGTGAGAGCCGTTGGTGATGCACGCTTAACTTATACCGGAACGGGCGATGCGGTTACGCTTGGGTCTGCTGCGACTTTAGCTAGAGGTTTGTATTGGAAGGTTCCTATTCTAAAATCTGGGCAGGATTGGGATGACGGTACAGATACGACAAGTCGTGGTCTTGTTTTAGCTCGTTGTGATGAATCTACGATATGGGTTGATATTGAGGGTTTCAATGACGGCTTTGCACTTTATGGAACGAATGGAGGGAATGTTCATAATGATATTCGCATAATATTAGTTCTTGACTGCCGGCGCGGGTTTGTTGCTGATAGAGGAATTCCGGCAGGGTGGAATAATTCCAATATAATACGTGCAGGTCTAATAACCTACAGATCTGGAACATTTAATAATGCTTGCGACAATTTGATTGTCACGCGTCACATTGACTTAGTACATGAATCAGACAATGAACTGAATTTTATTGGAGTTGCTCTTGAAGCGGCTACAATTGTTGCAAGAACCGCTGCGGCTGAGTCAATGCTGATTCGATGCAACGGAGGATTTCATCAGTGGTTTAAGGGACGCATAGAGACCAGTAATATTACGTGGTCTCAATATATTCGATGGGATACTGATGCTCAATTTAATGTTTTCGACGGCGGCCGTTTTCCAACGGCAGTAGCGTTGTCTACTTTTCTTGATGACTCAGCTATACAAAATACCAATAGCTTATTGAATTTCGCCAATATTAATCGACATGGTAGTAACCGTGGCATTATTGCCGGCGTAGTCCAGGCTACCGGGCAACCGGGCTCGGCCCAATTCGGTCCAGACGATCCTTTTTTTGCTAATATTATGGCAGGACCAAACACCAATAGCCATGCGGACAAAGTGTTCGCTGGTGTTGGTTCGGCAGGCGCTATTGTAAGTGCTATTACTGGCACTGGTCGCCATGGTCTTGGCAAAGATCCTGCTGTATCTTATGGCCACGAACAACTGAAAGACCCAGACGCAGGATTTGATACTGAATCTGTAAATAGAACGACATTTCATCGCAGCACTACAGATGCAACGTTGCAAACGATAAATGTTGACTCTATTAACCCGCCCGCTGGTGCAGGTGTTTGGATTACCATGAAAGTTGTTTGTTTTAATGATGCCAGTACAGTTGGGATGGCTAGAATAAGAGCTGGGTTTATCCAGAGATTGGGAGCAGGAAACTTGGCAATCAATAATCAGGCGAATATTTATAATGCTGTAGATGGCGGTCCAGCAGATGCAGTATTTGCGGTTAGTGGCACGCAGATAAACCTGGCTCTAACGGGTGTTGCATCCACTAACTTGCGTTGGTCGGGTACATTGGAATGGCAGTATTGCAGCGTTGACGAAGCATTTCCGCCATAATTCCAGGCTAACCCGTTGAAGCGAGATAGTTCGCTGCAAGAGCTTAAACAAATAGTCGATTATGTAGAGAAGAATCTATGCGCTTGAGTCGAAATTTCACACTCGACGAGTTCCTTGTCAGCCAAACGGCGACTCGGCACGGCATCGATATGACACCGTCACCCGAGGTCATTGAAAATCTGCAGCGGCTCGTAACAGGTGTAATGCAGCCTCTCAGGGATCAGGTCGGGGTGGGCATCTTCATCAGCTCCGGGTTCCGGCCGCTTGAGTTGAACACGAAGATAGGCGGCTCCAAAACGAGCGAGCATATCAATGGCAATGCCTGTGACTTCAAGGTCATAGGTCAGACACCCTACGATACCGCTTTGCTCATTGTGAAAATGGAGCTGCCGGTGGATCAAATTATCAATGAGTTCGGTAGATGGGTCCATTGCGGTGTCCGTGATATTCTTCGTGGTCAGCAGCTTACCGCATATAAGAAAAACGGCAAAACTCAGTACATCAACGTAATTCTCACAATGGAGTCAATTACATGAAAAATTGGTTTACGAATGTAAGAGAGTGGATGTCCAGGCAAATAAACAGATTCAAGCGATGGTTTTATGGCCTTCTGGTTGCTGTTGGTCTCATAAGTGGTGGACTACTTTATGCAGAGACCGTCAGCTTTACCTACACGCGGGCAACCCTGTATGACGATGGAACGATAATGCCTCTCAGTGAGATTCAATCAACGAGACTGTATTGTAACGGTTCTCTTTTAACTGAAGAGCCGGGTGCTGATCAAAGCATAGATGGTGACCTTGGCATTGGAACTCACGAGTGTTATGCGACGCATGTAGATATTTATGATCGAGAATCATTGCCGTCGGGCAGCGTTACCAGGGTGGTTTCTCCTCCTGGCACAGGACCATCTCCGCCTGTACTTGAACAATAAGTAAATTACCAGGAGATTGACATGAAACCAGCATCATCGACAATTAAAGCGGCAGGTTCTTGGGGATTTATCGCCAGTATTGCACTTGGTCTTATAGCCATTATATGGCCTGATATTTACGCACGAGTACCGCCTGGATTTGAGGGTGCCTTAGTGATTGGTATAGCAACAATCGCCGGCAAGCTGCAGAAAGAGAATGTTTACACCATGGTTCTCAAAAAGTGAGGGTATGGATGTTGTGGCTTGGAGGTTCGCTGCTTGGTCTGGCATTGTTAATCCTCGGTCGTGACGGTCGTGCGCTTAAAAAGGTCGAGGGTCAACGCGACGATATGCTGGCGACCGGCATCAAGCGCGAGCAGGACAAGGCTGAAAAGCTCAACAAGATCGTGGAGAAACGTAAGGCGGGTGCTAAACTCGCCGCCGAAGCCACGGTTGCCCAACTGGAGAA